ATATTCAACTTCTGTAGGTATTCTTATATCAATCGTTGCGTTTATATATGCTTGTTGTTGCATTAGATCACTTCATTTCTCTTTTGCGTTCTCGTCTTGCTTTAATTAATTCCTCGTAAGTAATCCATGTTTTGCCTGTGTACTTAGGTGCTTTACATATCCAATTGAGTTTTATGTTTCTGTATTTATGTCTGAAAATCTTAGCTTTAAGTTTTGCTACTTCGGTTGGCATACCTTTAATGTCGATAACTTCAATCAGTTTGTCATCGAGATATAACGCGAAGTCTGCAATATATTCAATCTTTCGTTGTTTATCTAGTTTTGGTAATAATTCGAATTTCGGTTGTATTTCGATATGATCATAATTAGTGCCATTCATATTACTTTCTAAATATTGGTAATATTCACACTCTACTTTGCTATCAAATACAATTCCTTTGTACTCAACTTTCTTAGCATTGTATTTACTCATTGCGCCACCTCTAAATATCAAATATCGTTGCTTGTAAACCTAGCTCTTGCTCATATAGAAGTCCGTGAGCGCCTTTAAATCGTTTTAGGTCACTATCAGTCATAATTTTCTTTTCGTCGCTGAAATGGGCTCCTGTGAGCGAATAAACTTCATTCTCGTTATCTTCATGTTTGATGACCTTAATATCTTCCGTGCCATCTTCTCGGTATAAGTAATATTTTTCTTTCGGCATTTTTAACACTCCTTAATATTCGACGATTGCGGGTCTTTCTTCTTTTTCTTTCAACTTATCATCAATAAGTTTTTTAAGTTTCTCTTGGTCTCCGTTTGCAAAATCAATCATCTTTTGAGCATATACATCTCTACAATGTAATATTTCTTTTATATTTTGTTTTGTGATTACCACGCATCTCGCTCCCTGAAATCGTCTCCGATTACTCTTACTTTTCTTGCTCTTTTTTTCATTCTCGAATTTATACGTTGCCAGTTCATATTTTGATTTAGTTCTTTATCACTAAAGTTAGTTGTAAAGATGTTGTTTTTACCTACTCTGTTATCAACAATGCTGAAAAGTTTATTTATAGTGTGTTCTGTGTTTTCTACACCCATATCATCTAGTACAAGTAAATCAATCTCACTAAGTAATTTGACTAGTTCGTCTGTAGTCTCTACTGCATTTTTGTTGTATGTCGCTTTGATACGATCCATCAACATTGGTATATGCATAAAAGCAACTGTATGCCCTTTAGCTTTAACTGCTTTTGCGATAGCGTATGCTAGGTGGCTTTTACCAGTTCCATATGAACCTTGCAATATTAATGATTTTGGTTCTTTTGTAGAGAAGCCTTGTACGTACTCTATTGCTGTTTGCTTAGCTTGTACTTGTTTTTCATTTTGTGGCTTGTAGTTTTTGACTGTTGCATCTCTTAAAGACGGATTAACGTTTGATTGATTGAATATGTTGTTTATCTTCCGTTGCTTGTTTCGCTTATATTCCTCATAGATTTCACATTTGCAACCGTCTTTATACTCGTAACCATTCGGGTGTTTTTTAGTAGGAGCAAACTTATATAAGTCATATTCACTTCCACATCTCTCACATTTCAATCCTTTTTCGACATGAGTAGGTTGATATTTTTTCAAGCTTTCGTTTATCTTTTCGCTGAATAGTGGTTTCATAATATCCCCCTAATCCCAATAACTTTCGTCGTACTTCATGCGTTCCAATTGATCTATGCCAGTTGGTTGCGCTTTTTGATTGAGGTACCCCTCAAATTTATTGCCAAAAAGTGTTTCTGGTCTAAGGTATTTATCGCTATCCGTGTTTAGCCACTCAGCTGTTTTGATATCAATCACCTTTTTAAAATCCTCCAACCTAAAATCTTGATTCCATCTTGCTTTAATAAAATCTTTTGATTTAGCTGTATTGTGTTTAAAATGCTTTCCTGTTTTTTTGTTTAAGTATTCGATAATTTCTTTATAGGGAATGGAATACACAGTCGGGTTGCCCGACAATATACTTCCATCATTATTAGTATTGTTATTATTAGTTAAATCATTATTAGTACTATTATTATTAGTAGTACGCCCTTTTCGGTTTTCCGTTTTTCCGTTTTCCGAAAACCCGTTTGCCGATAATCCGTTTTCCGAAAATGGCATTTCGGTTGGTTTTTCGTAAACTAAGTATTCAAAACCTTTAAACACACCGTTTTCAGCTCTTTTTTGTATTCTGTGAACATATTTATTATCCATAAGTTCTTGAACGCCACTATTGATTGATTTTTGTCCATCATTCATATGTTTAACTACTTCTGACGTGTATATTTGCCAATTGTCAGGACGACTTAGGAAATACAATAATATCCCTTTAGCTTTAGCACTTAAATTACTATCGAACACAAAAGATTTATGCACAGTTACAAAATCGCCACTTTCTTTTATCGTTCTAAATGTTGCCATTTCGTTATCTCCTTTCTGGTATAATTTTATTATCGCTATTGCGTTAGATTGGGGGTGAATAATTATGGATCCTATTTTAGGTAAAGGTATTGATAAAATTATTGAAGGCGCATCAAAAGGGCCTGTAGAAACATTCTCTAAAACTTGGGAACTTGTCTTTGGGAAATTCCACCTTTATGTGGATAAAGTTATTTATCAAAGAGAAGTAGAATTTGAAAAATTCAAAGAACAATTTAAAAAAGAAATATCTTCTGTACCTGAAAATAATTTACAAGAACCACAATTTTCTCTTCTAGGTCCTGCTCTAGAAGCTTCAAAGTTTTACATTAGTGAAAAAACTTTAAGTAATATGTTCGCAAAACTAATAGCATCATCTATGGATGACAGAAAAAACTCATTAACCCACCATTCATTTGTTGAAATAATTAAACAATTATCCCCAAATGATGCTATTCTTTTAAAACATTTAAAGAATCACGAAGTACATCCTGCCGTTAAATATAGAGCGGTTTTAAACCCAAAGAATGACGGTATGAATATATCGGACACGTTAATAAAAGACTCTCCGTTAGATATAGAATCAACCGAAATTTCAATTAATAACCTAGTAAGGTTAGGGGTTTTAAATGAAACTTTTGACATGTCTTACTTAACAAAAAAAGGAATTTATAATAAGTTTTATGCTCCTCAGTTTTTAAATCACTTTAATAAGATTATAGAAAAACAAAGATTTGTTTCGGGATTAGAATTTGTTAAAAGAATGTTAAAGTCAGGACACAACCTAGAAACAATAAGTAAACTTTCTGGCATTGAATTTGAAGTATTAAAGTTACATTACAGCCCCTGGGTAATAGACATCAAAAAAGGCTCAATTAGTTTGTCCGCCTATGGTAAAGCTTTTGTAAAAACCTGTATTAACTAAACGGAGATTTTAAAATTTTCTCCACTTTTACAGCATGCATAGCATTTCTAATCTCTTCCGCCAAGATGACGATTAGGAGTGCTATTTTTATTATTCTTAGTCTATTCATTCCTTTTTCTCTCCTTTCAACATTTTATTGAGCCTCTCATCAACTTTTATCCACGAGTCATGCAAGTGATATTTATCATCAAACGACTTAACGCCAATCGCATGTTGCTCGTTGTGATGTTCGCGACATAACGCTAATACATGTTTGTCGTAGTGATTCATCTTGTTTCTGTTCATGCCTCTACCTACTGCTTCGTAATGTGCTAGGTCTGCGTGAGGCTTTCCGCATATAATGCAATGACGCGTAACAGTTGCCCAATAAAGATAATTTTTATCTTCTTTCATCAATTTGCTTGTTTTATAATTTAATGGAATCGCATTTGTAAAAATCCACTCAAACATCGCTTCTATAATTTGCTTGGCTATAGTTCGAGAACAATTTGATAAAGATATGCGTTCTTCATAGCCATACAGAAACTTCACATAATCTTGGAACATTTGCCTCATATAATCTCGAGGTTGTCCTGTATGAGCTTCTATATCGTTACACAATGCGAATATTAACTTACGTTGTTGTCCAGTAATTTGAAACGGATCTATGACGCTTACATCGACTTCCACATCAAACCCGTTATCAAGTAGTAATGTTTCTTTATTGCCTAATTCAACACCCGAGATGACAACTGTTGTTGTACCGTCATCTTGAGTGATATAACTAGTAATTATTGGCATCTAATCATTCCAATCAGAACGGGAGGTCTGAAAAATCTTCTTCAGTATTGTCAAACGGATTATTACCAGTTTGAGCTTGTCCTTGTTGTTGATAATTGTCATTTTGTTGTTGGTTGCTATTCTTCGGTTCTAAGAATTGAACACTGTCCGCTACTACTTCTGTAACAAACACACGTTGCCCGACTTTGTTTTCATAACTGCGTGATTGTAAACGTCCATCAACGCCAGCCAATGACCCTTTGGATAAATAATTATTTACATTTTCTGCTTGTTTTCTAAAAGTTACACAGTTAATAAAGTCTGCCTCACGTTCTCCTTGAGCGTTAGTAAATGTTCTGTTAACTGCGATAGTGAAAGTGGTAACACTCACACCATTTGGCGCTGTTCTATATTCTGGATCTTTTGTTAAGCGTCCTACTAATACTGTTCTGTTTAACATTATTGTTTCTCCTCACTATCTAATTGTTTTAATCCCGCATCTAATTTTTGGTGTGCTTCTGCGATTTGTTTTTGACTCAATTTATTAATGTTAGAGATTTTTAGCCATCTCATCGTTTTATCGATAGTTGCATCTCGCCCTTTTTCTTGAGATAAGTTCACGAACTGATTGATACGCTCTTCTAATTCTGTAATATCGTTGTCACTTGCACTTGGTAGTTCCTCGCCGTTGTAAATATATAAGCCTAGACCGTGTAAAGCCGAAGCTTTAACGAAGCATCGTTTTTGCGCTTTGTTGATATCAAAAGTTGTTGCACTACCTTTAGCAAGCGATTTGTTTCTAAAGTCCAATACTGGAAGCCATTCAGTCTCTGTACTATCTTTCACAGTCACAGATACCTGTACAAAATAGCCTTCTGGTGTAGCCAAATAAGGTACAAAATAATTTTCTGTGTTAATATCTGGATGTGGAAACTCGTGTACTTTTACTGTGTAGTTTGGGTCAATCTTTTTCAGCTCTTGGTGTGCATATGACCATGCTAGATAAGTTAATCCATTTTTTTGTTCTGTATGATCATTCACGTTTTTACTGTTCAACTGTTCAAATAATGTTTGTTCAGTCATGTTCTACCTCCTCGTACTCAATTGTTTCTGTCACTGTTTTCTTGATTGCTTTGTGATAATCCATATTGATACTCGCTTCTTCCATACCGTTAAACTCCCTAGCTCTATTTCTATTTGTGGAGTAACTAATATCTGAATTGTTATCAGTTGGTTTGTTAGTTATATAAATTGGCATATCCCTATGACGAATGATATAAGTTACAGTCTGCTTCATAGCGACCTCCTACCATTTCATGACTAAGTTAATTAGTCTGTCCTGTTCGTCTGTGTTCTCTTCAATCCATTCATCTATTGCTTGGTTAAATAAGTCTGATGCCATATCTAAGTCATTCTCATCTACGACATAAGCATGTTTAATTGGTACGTTGTTCATATCTTTAACTTGTATTGATATGCCCATATGACCTTTTAAAATGAATAGCTTAAAATCGAATCCGTTAACATGAATATTTTTGCGTATGATTTCGCCTATTTCGTAATACATCTTGACTTCCTCCGTTTTTCGTTTTATATTGAACATGAATTTTTTCTTAAGTGTTTGATACTGTTACTTGCTCCAACAAGTAGCAGTTTTTTTATTCTTTGAAAAAGCATTCTTTGTAGTACATGAAAGTCGCTATGCTTGCGAACCCTGCAATTGACCATGCAGTAGTGAAGTATAGAAACGGCATAAGTACAATTGCTAAGACTGTAAAGCACAGTACTGCTACTAGGTAGCTTTTATAAATGTTGCTCATTTTCTTTTTTCTCCTCTTTGGTTGTTTCATCGTTTATCAAACCTTGCATTTCCATTAATTTTTGAGGTATACCAGCTTTTAACTGGATTTCGTATAACATTTGTTGAATGTGTGGTGGCACTTCTACCATTCCTTTCGTGTATAATTTAGTTATCTCCTAGTGAAAGGAGGTGATAAGTATGGAATTTAATGATTTTCAAAATTTCTTTGGTGAACTTAGTAATCAAGCCGAAAAAGAATTCGGTGGTGACAGTGACTTTTTTAGAGATAGAATAAATAAGTTGAAAGAAGATGCTCCTGAAAACGTATCTTACGAAATTATTTATTCAATAGCTTTATACGAAAGCTTAAAAGCTCAACAAGATATGAAAATTTTGAATACAGTTAAATATCTTTTAGATCGTGACTAGCAATATCCAACAATGATTTGCTCTGAGCATTATTAATTTTTGGATAATCAAAATTTCTAAGTTTAAATCTTGTGTTTTTCTCAATCTTTACAACCTTCCACGTCACAACTGCCATTGTGATGAGGAGGGTTGTTTTGTATAGTGTGTTCATTGATAATTCCTCCTATTAAGTTGTTTGTTCAATTGTGTGTTATTCTTCTTCGTCTAAATCAAAGTGCTGTTCGATTTGGTCAATTGCCCACTCAATCATTGATTCAAGGTGTTTCTCTCTGTCGACTTCGTAAGTGTGCTCAATCTCGCCTGCATATGTCACAGTAAGAGTATCTTTGTGTGTGTATGTTTGACTTTTGTTTTCTTTAACTGCATAAAGTGTTAATACTATATTGTTTAGCTTTTCTTTTTGTTCTGGTGTCATTTACGCTCCCCCTAAATCAGCTTCATAACCGAATTCAGTCATGATTTCATGTATTTTCAATCTGCCTTTTTGTGTCCATCTAGTTTGTAAAACTGTGTCTTCTCTGCCATCAGAGCGTACAATTGCTATAGTGTCTGATTCTGTGTAACTCTTGCCCATGTGTTCTGAGTAAAGCACCCACTGTTTATTTACTTTTCGTTGTAATCTAGCTTCGTGTAGTAGTTTGTTTAACTTTTGTGCTGATATACCGTAGTCTGCCGCGATTTGAGTTGTGGCTAATGTGCCAGTTGATTTTAAGATTTCATCAACATAATCTGCTTTGGGTTTTAGCTCTCCAATTTCTTGTTGTAAAAGTAAGTTTTGCTCTTTTTCTTTCTTATACTCAGTCAACACTGTAATGATGTAGTCTGGATCTTTTAATGTTTGTTCAATTACATTGTCTGTTGCGTAGATACCATGTTTGCGAATAGCGGGTAAGACGTCATCAAACACCCATTCTTCAAATTGTTCTGCTTGTGGTAATTTCGAACGTGAGATTAATCTGTATAAGTTACCTTCGTCTATGAACTTTTTATTTTGATTTCTTCCGAGTGAATCGATGACGGAACGAATCGTTACCCCACGTTCTTTAGCATGGTCTCTAATTGCTTTTCTCGGGTTTGTATAACCTAATGTTTCAGCGACGTTGATTGCCGGAAACCATTGCTTACCTTCAATAGTTAAAATTTCTAAATCTCCAAATTGCGAATTTTGAAATCTTTGTAATGCTTGCACTTGGCATTCCTCCTATTACGGTTTAACCGTTATTTTTGATCAAAAAAATAATGTCATCATAAGATATATCAAATTCTTCTTCTATCTTTTTTAACTGAGGAACATTAGGGAAAGTTTTCCCTTTCTCCCAGTTATGCCACACATCAGAAGACACACCAACTTTAGCGCCAGCTTTAGCTTGAGTCAAATCATATTTAGCTCTCAGTGTCTTTAATGTTACCGGTTCTTTTTTAACGATGATTTGCGTCATTGTAGTACCTCCTTACTTAAGAACTGACTTAAGTATATTACGGTTTAAACGTAATGTCAACACTTAAACCGTAATTTTATTTTTTCTCTTGTATATTTTACGATTAAGCCGTACAATGATATTGTAATATTAGATGAAGGGATTGAAATTATAATGTTAGGCAACAAAGAAATTATGGCAAAAAATATTTCTCGCCTCATGAAAGAAAACAATGTTGATAGAAATAAATTATCTAGAGATTTAAAAATAAGTTATACAACTTTGTCAGATTGGATTAACGCAAAAACATACCCAAGAATAGACAAAATTGAAATGTTAGCCAAATACTTCGGAGTAGAAAAATCATCACTTGTTGAATCACCTAACAAAATAGTACAACTCGACACACTACCAGTTAAAAAGATACCGGTTGTATCGCAGATATCTGCAGGAATGCCTATTTACACAGAAGAAAATTTAATCGACTACATATACTTTGCTACTAAAAATTTGAATTCTAATAAAGAAGAGTTCGGTTTGAAAGTGTCTGGAGATAGTATGGACAAACTCTTTCAAGACGGAGACGTTGTAGTTGTTGAAAAGGATTCGACTGTTGAGAATGGTCAACTAGGTGTTGTACTAGTCAATGGTTACAACGGTACTGTCAAAAGAATACGTTACAATAACGATCAAATTATTTTAATTCCTGAGTCAAATAATCCTAGTCACTATCCACAAGTGTATGGAAAAGATGACGAGGTCAAGATTGTAGGCAGAGTTGTAGCAAGTCAAAAACTATTTTATTAAATGTCGTATTGGCATTTTAATATATAATATTCATTAAAGGAGAAAGAACGATGGAAGAAAAGAACTCACAAGAACAACATAGGCAACAATGGGAGCAATTTCAAGAGTATCAAAAGCAACAAGATGAGGAAAAGAAGAAAAAGCGCAAAAAAGGTTGGTTATTTGGCTGTGGTGGCTGTCTAGTCTTATTAATATTAATTATAATAGGAATTTCTGCTTGCACTGGCGCTTTAGTAAACGATGTAAATAATGGCGGAAGTGATAGTAATTCAGAAACTAAAATTGATAAAAATGCTACACGTGAGCAAAAATCTGCTTTAAACAAAGCTAAAACATATTCTAGTGTGATGCATATGTCTAAAGATGGCATTTATAATCAATTAATATCTGAAGCTGATGGTTTTAAAGAAGCTGACGCTAAATATGCTGTTGATAATTTGAAAGCAGACTATAAAAAGAACGCTTTAGCAAAAGCTAAAGATTATGCAAAAACACAAAACATGTCTAATGATGCCATTTACAATCAACTTACTTCAAGTGTTGAAGGATTCACAGAAGAACAGGCACGTTATGCAGTAGATAATTTAGATAAATAATTTCAAGGGGTACCTAGTACCCTTTTATTATACTCAATTACATTTGAGCCGTTGAGAGTTTTTAAATTGCATCACATTGATTAATAACGCCTATATGGCGTGAGGAGGATGAGGGATGGAAGAGAACGCACCTTTAGAAACAGCAGTTAATAATTTTAAAAAGATTCAAAATAGCGAGATTTACAAATTTAAATATATGAATTCATGGTGTCTTGAATATTCAGAGTTTTTATTGGATGAAGTTAGATTGTTAAAAGAAAACAAAAGTTACACCAGATATAAAAAAGGCACTATAATTTATGTAAAGTTAGGTGTTAATGTTGGCAGAGAGTTTTCTGGAAACCATTTTTGTATGGTACTTAATAATCACGATTCAAATAAAAATCCAATATTAACGGTAGTTCCACTTACATCTTCCAGAAGTAAATTCAATGTGCATATCGAAGAAGATTTGTTACCTTTAGTATTGGAAAAAATGGACGTAACGGGTAAGGATTTAGCTAAAAAAATCATGAACAATCTTGAAAAGGTGTCAAAAGCAGAAAACCCATACGATCAAAAATTACTTGATGAAAACAAATCGCTGAATGACGACTTCAAAAAATATTCGAAGGTTCGCAAAAGATATGAGCGATTCAAGTATAAAAAGACCTATGCTAACGTTTTAAATATCACTACAATCAGCAAGGATAGAATATCGAAAATTAATAGGTATGACCCTGCCGGAGAAATATCATATTCAAAAGAAACAGTAGATAAAATTGAAAATAGTATAAAAATTAGATTTCTTAGTTAAATCGCTTGAACTACACTCTCTTTGATGGTATATTACATATATACAAAACAAGCCGCTGAAATATTTGCGGCAAGCTTCAAATTAGACAAGTCGCTGAAATATTTGCGACATGAGAGGGTGCATCTGCGCTCTCTCTTTTTTTATACAATTTTCACGGGTAGCCCGCCTACCCTTATTATTTTTTGCCAATTTTGAGGAGGGAGCACATGAAAGTAGCAATTTATACTAGAGTGAGTACACTTGAACAAAAAGAAAAAGGACACTCTATCGAAGAACAAGAAAGAAAATTAAGAGCTTACAGCGACATAAACGACTGGAAAATTCATAAAGTATATACTGACGCTGGATACTCCGGAGCTAAAAAAGACAGACCCGCTTTACAAGAAATGTTGAATGAAATAGATAATTTTGATTTGGTTTTAGTCTATAAACTAGATCGATTAACTCGAAGTGTTAAAGACTTACTAGAGATACTAGAATTGTTTGAGAATAAAAACGTGTTGTTTAGGAGCGCAACAGAAGTATATGACACAACTTCTGCTATGGGACGTTTGTTCGTAACATTAGTAGGTGCTATGGCAGAGTGGGAGCGTACTACAATTCAAGAGCGTACTGCAATGGGTCGACGCGCATCAGCTAGAAAAGGGTTAGCTAAAACTGTCCCTCCTTTCTATTACGACAGAGTAAACGATAAATTTGTGCCTAATGAATATAAAAAAGTATTACGATTTGCAGTAGAAGAAGCGAAAAAAGGTACTAGTTTAAGAGAAATAACTATAAAATTGAACAACTCTAAATACAAAGCACCCTTAGGTAAAAACTGGCACAGATCAGTTATAGGCAATGCTCTAACGAGTCCGGTAGCTAGAGGTCATCTTGTTTTCGGTGACATATTCGTCGAAAACACCCACGAAGCTATTATAAGTGAAGAAGAATACGAAGAAATAAAATTAAGGATAAGTGAAAAAACTAACTCTACAATCGTAAAACATAACGCTATTTTCAGAAGTAAACTATTATGTCCAAACTGTAACCAGAAATTGACTTTAAACACAGTCAAGCATACGCCTAAAAATAAAGAAGTTTGGTATTCTAAACTATACTTTTGTTCTAACTGCAAAAATACTAAAAATAAAAATGCATGTAACATCGACGAAGGCGAGGTTTTAAAACAATTTTACAATTATCTAAAACAATTTGATTTAACATCATATAAAATCGAAAACCAACCTAAAGAAATAGAAGATGTCGGCATCGATATTGAAAAGTTGCGAAAAGAACGCGCTAGATGTCAAACACTTTTTATAGAAGGTATGATGGATAAGGATGAAGCTTTTCCAATAATAAGTCGTATTGACAAAGAAATACATGAGTATGAAAAGCGCAAGGATAATGATAAGGGTAAGACTTTTAACTATGAGAAGATTAAAAATTTCAAGTATTCATTGCTAAACGGCTGGGAATTAATGGAAGATGAGTTAAAAACTGAATTCATAAAGATGGCAATCAAAAACATTCATTTTGAATATGTAAAAGGAATTAAAGGGAAGCGCCAGAACTCATTGAAGATTACGGGTATAGAGTTTTATTAA